AAGAACTAGAAAAGTTTAAAGAGGAATATCCTGATGTCTACAACGTTATAGAGAGTGTGGCTTATTCTCAAGCCGATAATAAGACTAAGAATCTGCAGTCAGAAGTTGAAGAACTTAAGAAAGAAAGAGTACAGTTAACTAAACAGAAAGCTGAACAAGAACTTTTAAGATCACATCCAGACTTTATGACTATTAAATCAGATGAAGAGTTTATTAGTTGGTTAGGAGATCAACCACCATCCATTGCAGACGGAGTTCTTAAAAACAACACCGATGCAAAATGGGCTTCTAGAGTACTAGACTTGTATAAAGCCGATAAAGGTATAAAACGTACATCAAAACAGAAGGCTAATTCTGCAGCCGATTATGTTCCTACTAAAAAGAAACTGGAACCTAGTAAAGGCAAAAAAGAATGGTCATCTGAGGAAATAAGACGGATGAAACCTCACGAATTTGAAAAGTACGAAAAAGAAATTGACTTAGCAAGAAGAGAGGGCAGAATCCGTTAGTTTATTAACTTTTAACTAACAAGGATAATACTATGGCTATATCAAGCTCCGCAGGTTATACAAATCTGCCTTCAGGTAATTTTCTACCTGAGATTTACAGTCAAAAAGTTCTTAAATTCTTCCGTAAAGCTTCAGTTGTTGAGGATATTACCAACACTGACTATACAGGAGAAATTGAAAACTTTGGCGATACTGTAAGAATAATAAAAGAACCAACAATCACTGTCCAATCATATGCTAGAGGTGCTTCTGTTAATACACAAGACCTAGCCGATGATGAAATTCAATTAACTATTGACAAAGCTAACGCATTTGCTTTTAAAGTAGACGATATTGAAGAAAGACAGGGACATGTTAATTTTGAAACACTAGCAACGTCAGCAGGTGCATATGCACTTAAAGACAGCTATGATTCAGATGTTCTTTCTGACATCGCTTCAGCAGTTACTTCAGGTAACACTTACGGTGCAGACCATGCAACAAACTCAATCGACACAGGTTTCGGAACAGATGAAATCGACCCTGTTAACGTACTTGCTCGTCTAGGAAGACTTCTAGATGACGGAAACGTTCCAACAGACAACCGTTGGGCTGTTGCTTCACCTAGATTCTTTGAAGAATTACAACAAACTAGTTCAAAATTACTTGACGCTAACTTCTTAAACGAAGCTAACTCACAGTTAAGAAATGGTTTAGTAGTTCCTCAGCTAGTAAATGGCTTTAGACTTTATAAGTCTAACAATATGCCTGCTGCTAGTACTTCTGACGTTTACCAAGTGTTAGCAGGACATCAAGGCAGTACATCTACTGCTTCACAGATTGCTAAAACTGAAGTTGTTAGAGACACAGAATCTTTCGCTGACATTGTTCGAGGCTTACACGTTTATGGTAGAAAAGTACTACGTACTGAATCCATAGCTAAAGCTTTCGTTAAATTAGATTAAGGGGAGAATAACTAATGGCTACTTTAACTAAAACAGGCGGCACAGGCACTACTGGACATGTTTCTGGTAATGGTGTTGCTAAAACTTACGTACAAACAACTGTTATTGATGGAACATCTACTGCTTTAACAAGTGGCGATGTTTACCAAGCAATTAATGTCCCTGCTAATACAGTGGTATTAAATGCAGGCATCGATAAAATAACAGCAGGTACTGGAACAGGTACACTTGCACTAGGAGACGGTTCAGTAACTTATGTTGCTGCTGCTGTTCAAACTGCTGCAGGTGCTATGACTTCTGGTGATGCTGTTGGAGAGATGTTTGTATCTTATCCTGCTGCAGACACACTTGATGTGACTGTTGCTACTGCAGACGTTAACTCTAAAGTCCGAGTATGGGCTTTACTGGCTGACTGTGAAGGTCCAGTCGGTGATGACGCTACAGGCGATACATACGCTTAACAATAAACTAAGGTGGGGGGTTAATTCTCCCCACTTTTTACAAGGAAAGAACATGAAAAATTTATTAGTAATTCTTTTTGTAGGTTTTGGATTAATAGGTTGTGCTGCAAGTGCAATTAATATTTCTGCAGATATACCTAAAGAGCAAGAAGTAATAATTTCAATAGAAACTAAAAAAACTAACGATTAATTATGACACAAGAAATAAGTAGAGAACTGTTACATTTACTTCTATGTATAGCAACTGTGTTTTGTTTATACCTAGGTCTTTCTTCTTTTATGCTGAAAGAATTTGCAACATTCTTATATTTATTACCTGCCAATGGTGCGGCAGCTTGGTGGTTATATAGAAAGCTTCATGGTTGATTCAACATTTATATCAGCAGGAGCTGCACCATCGAATACAGACAGGACAGACATCTACGAGTGTCCTAGTAACTTTAAAGGAATTGTAAAGTTTATAAACGTAGCAAATGTAAATGCGTCAGCTAAGACAGCTAAAATAGAATATTACGATTCATCTGCTACTACATATTATGCCTTATCAGGTGCAACATCTATAGCAGGAGAAGGCTTTACAAATTGGATAGATACAACTTTAGTATTAGAAGCAGGAGACAAGGTAACAGTTACCGCAGGAACAGCAAGCACAATACATGCAGTGGTAGGTGTAGAATTAATTTATAATCCATTAACAACGTAGGCAAAACATGGCATCATTTCTTTCATTGGTAAACAAAGTATTAGTAGAATTAAACGAACCTGAACTTTCTACTTCTGCAGACTTATCTTCGGCAGCAGCTACTGTAGGCATACAAAATACAGTAAAAGAAAATATAAATAAATCTATAAGAGACATTGCTACTTCTGAGGTAGAATGGTCTTATTTAATAGCTTCAGGCACATCTGCACTAACAGCAGGAATATTAGAATATACAGCACCGACAGCAGCTAATACAATAGATTGGGATAGTTTTATCCTACTACCTACAGAACTTATAACTAATGGTGAATTTACAAGTAACATAAGTAACTGGACAGAATCAAATTCAGGCACTGGAGATGCTACATATTCTTCAGGTGCACTATCTTTAGCAGCAGGTTCAGGAACATCTGCAGTTTACCAAGCAGTGTCTTTAACTAGGGGTAGGCAATACAGGGTATCATTTGCTATGAAAAATGCTAGTGAATCTGGTACAGCTATTAGTCCTAGCCTCGATGTTTCTGTAGGTACAAGTGCACTAGCTACTGACGTAGTGACAGGCACATATACATCTGCAGGTGGATCAAATGATGAAGGTGATTTAAGTTATCACAATTTTACTTTTGAAGCATCTGCTACACAACATTTTTTAACAATAAAAAATTCTACAGCATCTTCCACAGTACTTGTAGATAATGTAAGCGTAAAAGAAAATTTTCATCCTAAAAGCTTAAAATATTTAAATGAGGATGAGTGGAGACAACGTGTTGCTAATACTGACAAACACCAAAACCCAGACCATTTTGCAGAGCCTGATTGTGTATACAGGACTACTAGTTCTGCTACAGCACTTACGTTTGGGGTATCACCTGTTCCAGATAAAAGTTCTTATACAGTGGAGTATGATTATTATACTGCCCCTACAGACTTATCTGGTTCAGATGACACGCCTAGCTTACCAACTCGTTACCACGACCTTATAGTAAAAAGAGCAGCTTACTATACTTTACTTACACGTTCTGACCCACAAGTAGCACAAGTATACTTACAAGAGTATAGTTTTGGCTTACAAAGAATGAGAACCGATTTGCTTAACCGTAAAAACTACATGTTTGCAGTATAATGGCAGATATGTTGAACCCATATGTAGTTAATCTTAAAGGAGGTTTAGTCCTTAATAAATCTCAATTTGAAATGGAACCTGGCGAGGCTATGGAATTAACAAACTTTGAACCTGATATTGGTGGTGGATATAGGCGTATTTCAGGTTTTGAAAAATTTAATACTAATGTTGTAACGTCTGGCAGCACTTCAGGTGCTATACTTATGGTTGCTGTATTTCAAGACCAAGTAATAGCTGCTAGAGGCACTGAAGTATTTAAAATTTCTTCAGGTTCAAGTTCTGTAACACAAATAGACTCTGGCAGAACTAGTGCAGGTAGATATGATTTTGATATTTATAATATGAGTGGAACAAATAAAATAATATGGGCTGATGGTTCTAACAATGCGTCTTCCTACAACAATACTACAGTAACAGATATTAATGGTACAGGAGCACCTGCCAATCCTAAATATGTAAAAATATTTAAAAACCATGCTTTTTATGCAGGAATGTCTGCTACACCACAAAAAATAGTATTTTCTTCTCCATATGCAGAGGGTGATTTTAATGCTGCTAAAGGTGCAGGTTCTATATCTGTAACTGGTAGTATAGTAGGATTAAAAGTATTCAGAGAACAGCTTTACATATTTTGTGAAAACGCTATATTTAGAATAGTAGGAAACAGCCAAGCAGATTTTCAAATGCAACCAGTAACAACTAATGTAGGTTGTGTTGCTCCACAAAGCATACAAGAAGTAGGTGGTGATATTATTTTTCTATCTGCCGATGGTTTAAGAACTATTGCAGGTACAGAAAAAATTGGTGACGTAGAACTTGGTGTTATATCTAGAAATATACAAAGAAGGTTTACATCTTTAAATTTAGGTACGGCAGCATCTACTATAGTTTCTGTTGTAGTAAAAGCTAAAACACAATACCGAATATTTTTTTCTGAAGCTAGCGATGAGACAGATTCTACAGGAATTATAGCAGTATTTAAAGGTGACAGATGGGAATATTCAGATGTAAAAGGAATAAAACCTAATTGTGCCGATAGTGGATATATTAATAATGTTGAGTTTGTAATACATGGAGGGCATGATGGTTACATATACAAACAAGAATCAGGAAATACATTTACTAACGCTGGAAACGATTCTTTAAGTATTCAGGCACGTTTCAAATCAGCCCACTTAACTATGGGTGATCCTGGAATTAGAAAAAGATTACATAGAGCTATAATAAATTACAGACCAGAAGGATCATTAGCTACTAATTTAGGCTTAGAATACGATTTTGGTTCCTCTGATACTCCAAATCCATCAAGTATTCCTTTTGAAGGCACTGCAGATTTAGCTTTATATGGTACATCGACATATGGCAGTTCGATATATGGCGGTGCAGAATTTGTTTTAACTAGGCAACCTATAGCAGGTTCAGGATTTGCGGTAGCAGTACAATTTACAGAAAAGTCTGATGAAACATCAGCACCCTATTCATTAAGAGGGTTTAGTTTAGAATTTGCAGCAGCAGGTAGGAGATAAGTAATGGCAGTTTATTCAGCAAGACAATCGAGTTATACTACAGGAGATACAATATCAGCAGCTCATACTAATAATGAGTTTAATGCTATTTTAGCAGCTTTTAATGTATCCACTGGGCATACTCACGATGGTAGTACGGCAGGAGATGGTGGACCTCTTTCAACATTATTTAGTAATACTATTAGTATGGGTACAGGTGCAGATACCGATATAGCTGTTACATTTAATGCTAATTCAAATGATGGTGTTATAACATGGATGGAAGACGAAGATTACTTTCAGTTTTCTGATGATATATTAATTAGCACTACAGAAAAAATACAATTTAGAGACACTGCAATATACATTAATTCTTCTGCTGATGGACAATTAGATTTAGTTGCTGATACAGAAATACAGATAGCTGCTACTACTATTGATATGAACGGTAATGTAGATGTTTCTGCAACTTTAAGTTTTGGGTCTTTATCTGATGGTTCAGTAACTATTACAGATATAGCCGATGAAGATAATATGTCTTCTAATTCTGCTACTAAACTTGTTACACAACAATCAATTAAAGCTTATGTAGATTCACAAGTAACAGCTCAAGATTTAGATTTTCAAGGAGATTCAGGCGGAGCTTTAAGTATTGATTTAGATAGTGAATCTCTTACTATTGCAGGAGGCACTGGTGTAACAACAACAGGTTCTTCTAATACTGTAACTATAACGGTAGATGCAGCACAAACAGGTATTACTTCTCTACTAGCAACCGATATTAAAATTGGTGAAGATAACGAAACAAAAATAGATTTTGAAACTGCTAACGAAATACATTTTTATGCTAATAATACAGAACAAGTATACTTAGCTGATAATATATTTGGTCCACAATCAGATAGTGATGTTGATTTAGGCACAACAGGTGTTAGATGGAAAGATGCTTATATAGATACAATTACTACTACAAGTAATGTTACTATAGGCGGTGATCTTACTATATCTGGTGATGACCTTACTATGGCTACCAACACTGCAGGTCATTTACTTATTGCAGATGGTTCAAATTATAATCCTACTGCTGTAACTGATTTAAGTGAAATATCTTCGGTTGCTTCTGGTGATGTTTTATTAGCTGTAGATGCTTCAGGTGGCGGTCTTAAAAAAATAACAAGAAGTACATTAGTTTCAGGTTTAGCTACATCTTCTGCTATAGCTAATGTTTCAGAAGATTCTACTCCACAACTAGGTGGTGATTTAGATGTAAATGGTAATGGTCTAGTTTCTACATCTAATGGTAATATAGCTCTTACACCAAATGGCACTGGTGTTGTAAGAATAGATGGTAATGTAGATATACAAACAGGTGAGATTGTTCTTAAAAATGGTGGTTCTGTTTCTAATATTAAATTCTATTGTGAAGCAAGTAATGCTCATTATACACAATTACAATCTGCAGCACATTCTACTTATGGCGGTAATGTTACTTTAACTTTACCTGCGGCTACAGATACATTAGTCGGTAAAGCAACGACAGACACCCTAACAAATAAAACATTAACAACCCCTGTAATAGCAGAAATAGATTCTGGCAGTACTATTACTTTAGATGCTACCACAGACATTGTATTAGATGCAGATGGTGGAGATATATTCTTTAAAGATGGAGGCACAACATTTGGTAGTGCAACTAATACTTCAGGTAACTTAATTATTAAATCAGGTACTACAACTGCTTTAACATTTGATGGTGCTAATGTTGCGGTGGCAGGTGATCTTACTATTAATGGAACTACAACAACTGTAAACTCTACTACAGTAACTATAGATGATCCTATCTTTACATTAGGTGGAGATTCTGCTCCAGGCTCTGATGATAATAAAGATAGAGGTATTGAGTTTAGGTATCATACAGGCTCTGCTGCTAAAGTAGGTTTCTTTGGTTATGACGATTCTGCTAGCGTATTTACATTTATACCAGATGCTACAAACTCTTCAGAAGTATTTAGTGGTACAGCAGGTAATGTAGCTTTTGGTAACATTGCAGGTACATTAACAACTGTTGCTCAAACAAATATTACTTCAGTAGGTGATTTAGATGGTGGTTCTATTACTGCAGGGTTTGGTGCTATTGACAATGGTACTTCTGGAATTAGAACAAACACGTTTACAGCAGAAACTTCTGTTGTACCAGACGCTTCAGGTGGTGCTGATTTAGGTAGCACATCGCTTGAGTGGGGTGACTTATATATTGCAGATGATAAGAAAATTTATCTTGGTTCAGATCAAGATATAAGTATTGAATATGATGAAGATGGTAATGATACTACAGCAGTTGTAGCTGCAGGCGGTATAAGCATGGCACCTCATGGTACCAGTGCAGGAAATGGTACAGAATTAAGATTTCAAGAACTAGCAGCTAATGGTGCAAACTATGTAGGGTTTAAAGCTCCAGATGCTATATCATCTAATGAAGTGTGGGTATTACCTAATGCAGATGGTTCAGATGGGCAGGCTTTAAAAACAGATGGCTCTAATGCTTTAAGTTGGGGTAGTGTTGGATTTTTAAATGTGCCTAATGTAGGCTCTAAAAGTAGTAGTTATACATTAGCTACAGGAGATGTAGGTAAATTTGTTCAAGCACAACATAGTATAACAATTCCAAATAGTACGTTTAGTGAAGGAGATGTTGTCTCAATATACAATGATTCTACAGGAGACATAACTATAACTTGTAGTATTACTACCGCTTATATTTCTGGAACAAATACAGACAAAAGCAGTGTAACGCTTGCTACTAGAGGAATAGCAACTGTTTTATTTGTAAGTGGAACAGTTTGCGTAATAACAGGTAATGTAACTTAGGAGAGTTTTATGAGTGGTATAACACAAATGGTATTAGGTACTTTTTCTGGTGCAGCAGCTCCAGGTCAAGTAGTTTTTTCAGGTAAAACTGGTAGCACATCATGGGTAGTACCAGCAGGCGTATCAAGCATTTCTATAGTAGCAATAGGCAGAGGCGGCGGAGCTACGTATGCAATAAGTAATCAAGTGACTCCTGGACTTGGAGGAGGTGGAGCAGCTTTAGCTTATAAAAATAATATTGCTGTAGCTGCTGGTCAGAGTGTATCTATAGAATATAATTCTGATACCTCAAGTGGTAGCACGTCTCACGCAGGTGTAGTTGTAAGCTATGGTGGAAGTGTTCAAGTTGCTGCAGAAAAAGGTTCTCCTGGTGGAAGTTTTGATAGTACTGCAGGTAATTCAAGTTATTCTGTAGGTGATGCTAAATATAGTGGTGGTGCTGGTGCTGGTAATGGAAAAGGTTCAGGAGGTGCTCCTGCTGGCTACGATAGTGATGGACCAGGTCCAGCTACTTCAACTAATGGTAATGGAAATGAAGGTTTAGGAGGTTCTGGAGGCTCTGGTGCTGCTGGTGCTCCTTATGGTAATTATGCAGGAGCAGGCGGTGGAACTGGTCTTACAGGTAAAGGTAGTAATGGTACTGCTGGCACTTCTTCTGGTGGCGGTGGAGGAGGCTCTGGCGGTACTGATGGTGAGCCAGGAGGTAGTTTCAGTACTATTTCTACTAATTTTGGTGGTCGAACAGGAGATGGAGGAGACTTTGGTGGTGGCAGTTCTGGGTCTGGAGCTGCTTATGGTTACGGTCCTACCCCTAACGCAGGAGATGCAGGAAATGCAGGTGTAAGAATTATATGGGGAGCTGGAAGGGCATACCCATCAACAAATACGGCTGACCAATAAATGAAACATTATGTAAAAGTAAAAAACGGAGAAGTTGTAGATAATTCTCTTTACAGACAAGATAACTTAGAACAATGTTACCCTGGTGAAGATTTATCAAGTTTAGGTTTTGAAGAGGTAGAATTGGAATCAGCACCCTCTTTAGAAATTTATGAAGAAGAACTTCCTCCTGTAATAGAAAAAAGAGATGGTAAATTGTATCATACTCCTAAAAAGAGACAAATACCAGAAGGTGCTGAAAAAGAAAAAATTAAAAATAACATAGAGGCTTTATGGGAAGAATCTAAAATTCTAGAAATAGAGTTTGCACAAAGTAGGATAGATAATGGCAATCCTGATTATAAAGAAGGGTGGGAACAAAGAATTATCGACTTAAATAATGCTACTTTAGATTATGACAATCTTAGTTTTCCACAGTTACCAGAAGCTTTAAGAAACTACAGAGGAGAAGATTTATAATGCCTACTAAACCAACAGCAAGTGTAGTAAACCAAAAGATAGACGACCATGTAGATGCTTGTACGAGTAGGTATGAAGCCATTGATCGTAGGCTTTACAGAATTGAAGCAATACTTATAGGGGCTAGTGTTTCTGTAATAGGGTTGTTAATTAAAATAATTATAGGCTAGAGGAAAGAGATATGCCAAAGAAACCATTGACAAATATAGAAATACAGAAAAGGTTAGATGCTTTGGAAAGAAGAGGTATGGCTGAAGGTGGTGAAATAGATGCCTTTGGAAGCACTAGCACATCTGTAGACATGTTTGGTAGAACTATAGGCAACAAAGATAGAGGTCAAGTAGATTTATCAAAAACTACACAAACAGCCGCACCAGACGGTACTTTTGTTAGAACATACTTTGATTATGATGGTAATCAACTGGGAGGTAGGGCTTCTGAAGTTGAAAGTTTAGGTGGAACACAAACTAAAGAAGGCGAGGCTCTTAACGAAGCAGACATAGATAGAACTCCTGCATTTGAACAAGTAAATGAATTTCAAAAAAAAGATACAATAGATAAAGTACTTCAAGATAAAAATCCTTTTTCTCCTACTTATTTTCAAGAAACAATAGAATCAACTCCTAGAGAAGATAAAGAAGATAGTATACCTGGTGGAACTGGCGGAGGTACTGGAACTGGAGCAGGTGGTCTTGAAGGTAGATTTGGAGACGTACTAAACCAGTTTGACCAGATGGCAGGGCTTACAGGTACTAATCCTGATTTAACTCCTAATGCTAAAATAACACCTACAGATATGGCAGTACAAACTGGAGAGTTAGAAACCACTGCAGGCGTACAGCTAGGAGCAACACAGCAAGCAGCTACAGAAATTATAAGTGACGCACAAATTCAAGCCTTACAAGCAGCAGGCTATACACTTAAAACTGATGCTGATACTGTAACAGGTACTACAAATACTATTAATGATGTAACGGCTCAAGCTTTAAGTGCCCAAACGTTAAACACACTTACAGATAGTGTAGACCCACAAACAGGTAAAAGAGTTGTAGGCGAATCTATTATTGGGCAAATACCTGATAAAGAAAGTATAGATCAAAAAGCAGCACAAGGTGCACTTGCTATAGATATGGATGGTGCAGATAGAAGTAAGACACCTACTGTAGGCGATTACACTGGCGACTTTAATGCTAAAATAAATGCTGCTCAAAGAAGTATAACCACAAACGAAATAGTACAACCTATTGGTCCTGCAGAAGCTAATCAAGGTCCTGCTCAAGTTATGGCAGAGTTAAGAGATAATGCAGTAATGGATGCAGCTCAATCTAGTACAGACGAACAAACTAGAGCTACAGCAAATGCTATAACACAACAAATGTCTGAAGTACCTGTAGAGGCTACTGTTCAAGGACAACTAACAAATCTTATGGCACAGTTTGCTGATGGTAAAACTCCTGCTTATGCTGCAGGTGCAATAAGAAATGCCGAAGCACAAATGGCTGCTAGAGGTTTATCTGCAAGTTCTATGGCAGGTGCTGCTATTATGCAAGCTGCTATGGAATCTTCCATACCTATAGCTGCACAAGATGCTCAAGTCTTTAGAGAAATAAATCTTAGCAATATAAATAATAAACAAAAAGTTGCTTTAGCTAATGCTGCTGCAGGTTTACAAATTGGTTTAGCTGATTTAACAAACAGGCAACAAGAACAATTACAAAATTCTACTAATGCTTTTAGTTTACAATCTCAAAGTTTAACAAATATGCAACAAGCTTCTTTAGCTAATGCACAATTAAGAGCTGCACTACAAGAAAGAGAGTTAGGGTTTGAGCAACAAAGACAAGTTTTAAATGCTACAAGATATGCTGAAATAGAAGGTATTAACTTAACAAATCAACAACAAGGCATTTTACAGGATTCTGTAAATAACATGCAAGTTACTACATCTAACATGTCTTTTAAACAACAAAGAGAATTATCTAAAGCACAAATAGATGCTGCACTTACAGGGCAAGAACTTACTAATGACCAACAGGCTGCTGTTGTAAATGCTGCAAGAATAGCTGAAGTAAATAATATGATTTTTACTGAGGAGCAACAACGTAACTTAAACAATTCGCAGCTTATGCAAAACATGACTTTAGCAAATTTAGACGCAGACATGAAAGCTGCACTTTCTGATGCTTCTACATATGCAAGTATGGAAATGGCAAATCTTACTAATAAACAACAAGCACAAGTTGTAAATGCTCAATCTTTTTTAAATTTAGATATGGCAAGTCTTAGTAATAAACAACAAGCAGAAGTGCTAAAATATCAAGCTAAAACTCAATCTATATTTACAGATGCTGCTGCAGACAATGCAAGGTTACAATTTAATGCTACCAGTGAAAATCAAGTAGATCAATTTTTTGCACAATTAGGTATGCAAACAGCACAACAAAATTCAAACAGAGTTGCAGCTATGAAACAGTTTAATTCTGACCAAACAAATGCACAAGCAAGATTTAATAGTACGTTAACTGATACTAGAGAAAAATTTAATTCTACAATGCAAGCGCAGATTAATCAGTCTAATGCAGCTTGGCGTAGGCAATTAAACACACAAAATACAGCTACTCAAAACGAAGCTAATAGGCAAAACGCATTAAATGTATTTGGTCAAAATCAAAACGCTTTAAATAATATATGGCAACAATACCGAGATGAGTCTTCTTGGTTGTTTACTCAAAATTTAACAAGAGAACAGTTTGGACATGAGTTAGTTAAATTAAGTATGCAAGGAGATATAAGCAAGGGTTTATTTAACCATAAGTTAAAAGCTAAAAGTTGGCAAGATATAGGTGGAGCTGCAATGACTTGGTTAGCTACTGAGTTAGGTTTAGTAACAAAATAATAGGATTATATAATGAGTAGATTAAGAGAACAATTTAAAAGAATACCTGCACCTAGAGATAATAATTTTTCAGATGGGGGTGGTGTTTTATCTTGGATTGTAGACACTGCTGCAGATGTAGGCGATCTTATTAGAAAAGGTGTTAAATCTGTGACAGATATAGCTAGAGAAATTATAGATGCTACAGGAGGAGATAAAGGTTTAATAGGAAGTATGTTAAAAAAGGCAGTAGATAGTGGAGCTTCTGAACAAGATATGAATGGTATATATGCTGCTCTTATGGCTCAACTAGGAGGAAAAACTGACGGTGGTATAGATTTTTCTGGATTACCTGCTATGGAGGAGTTACAAGGTTTTGCAAGTAGTGGGTTTAAAACTGTTAAAGCAGGAGATATGGGAAAATCTTTTAAAAGTAGATTTCCAGGAGAAAGTTTAGTAGGTGGGCAAAATACTAACCTTGCTAAATTAGCAACACAAAACACTATTTTTAATCCTAAACAATATATGAATTTTAAAATAGAAGGTCCTAGAGGAACAAACATAAAGGTAGGTTAGCAAATGGAAGAGTTAGAACAAACAGCAGATGTAAGAAATGATGACGAGGTAGCAGGACAAGTTGATCCTTTTAATCATCCTATACCTGGAGAGTCTTTAACTGCAGAACCAGGAAACAATCAATATGAAAGTGCACCAGAAGAAACAGACCCTGAAGTAGTTATACAGTCTGTTATTAACTTTTTTAATGATCCAGAGCAAAAAGAAATGTTACTTACTAATTTAGCTGTAGGTATGCCAGTAGAAGCTGTGGTACAAAGTTTTGCTTTAGGAGGAGTTGCAGAAGGTAAGTTTAGTCCTGATGTTGCTGAGTTAATAAAACCTGCACTAACTTTACATATTGTAAATTTAGCTATGGAAGAAAATATACCTGTAACTATATTTACAGATGAAGTTATGTCTCAGGAAGATCAACAAGAATTATCTGAAATAGAAGCTAGACAAGTAATGGAAGAAAGTAGACCTGAGCTTGCACAAGCAATAAGAGGTCAAGAGTTTGAAGCAGATTTATCAGAACGTGCAGGAAGAGCTCAAGAAAAAGTATCTGCTAAAAGAAAAATAAATAGACGTGTTGAAGAAGCACCAGTTGAAAGTGATGGAAGTTTTATAGATATGGGAGCAGTTTAAATGGTAGGTTTAAATTTATTAGCAGCAGCAGGGGCAGCAGGAAAAAGGTATAGTGATCTTTACGATGCAGGAATAAAGCTAAAAGCTGCAAAAGCAAAAAATGAAAAAAAAGATACTACTTTTACGTTAGGTACTATAAAAAGAAGTTCTAATCCTTTAGATGAAACTACAGCAGAAAATATGGAAAAAAAATCTTTAGCTGTGTATCAAGAATTTTTAGCAGATAACAAAAATCATACTTTTATAAAACTGGTAAATGATGGTCAAAGCGATCAGGCGGTAGCTTTATTAAGAGAGAATGGACAAGAAGACGAAGCAGATGTATTAGTTAGTCAAATTCAAAATTTTAAAGCTATAAGAAATCAAGCTATAAATTATTACACAGACCCATTAAAAG